GCTCAAATGCCTCTAGATGATTTGACTAGTGCATTAGGAGTTCCAGATTTTCCTAATGAGTGGATGAACTGTTTAATGTGGAATCTTGCTGACCAACTATCTCTTGAGTATGGTGTTCCTATGAATGCTAGACAAGAGATTGCTCAACGAGCAAGCACATATAAAGCCCTGTTGTCTGATTGGGATGTAGAAGCTTCTAGCACATTCTTTTCTCCTGACTTTAGATCTACAAGTAACAACTCCTATGGGCAGTAATTATGGCTACCTTGCGTATTCCTCTTACTCAACCAATAGAATCTCGCAACGGGACGTTTGCTAAAGACTCGTATTCTTCTAACTGTTTTTTTGAAACAAGGGATCAAAAACGAGAGTTTGTTAAACGCCCTGGTCTTGTACCTGTTAAACAGATTGTGTCTGTTACACCTCCTGCATATACCCCAAGCCAAGGGCTAGTAGAATTTAACGACAAGCTTGTTGCTGTTATTAATAACACGGTGTATCAGATTAACCCCAGCAGTTCTTTTGCAGTAACAACTTTAGGAACTACGTCAACATCAACTAGCCAAAGTTATTTTGCCAAGACATTTTTAGATGCTAACCTATTCTTTCACAACAAAGTGACTGGCTACCTGTTAAATCAAGCAGGTTCATTTGTAGCTACAACTACTTTACCTACAGCACCCTACGTGCCTGGAGTTGTGTTTTTAGATAACTATATATTTCTTGGTACAACTACCAATCGTATATACAACTGTGATGTTGGTGATCCAACTACTTGGAATTCTTTAAACTACGTAAGTTTTGAACAAACAGCAGACACACTTGTTGGCATTGTTAGGCATTTAAACTATCTTGTGGCTTTTGGTACTGCTAGTACTCAATTTTTTATGATGTTGCTAATGCTACTGGTTCTCCTTTGGGAGTAGCTACAAGTTATTCTTCTGAAATTGGTTGTGTTAATGGAGACAGTATTGTTGCTACTAGTAATACTGTGTTGTGGGTAGGTTCTGGCAAATCTTATGGACGCTCTGTATACATTATGGACGGTGTGTCTCCTGTTAGAATTTCTACAGCTAATGTTGACCGACACCTAGCAGCTGATGGGCTTAGCCAAGTATCTGCTTATTGCTACACTATTAGTGGGCATAGTCTTTATATACTAACTTTATATACCACTAACCAAACTCTTGTATACGACATCAATGAAAAGATGTGGTATACCTGGACTCAATACTCTATACAAAGTAGTAATCAAGCTAATCCTGGTACGTATCAAGAATCTTACTTTCGTCCTGCATTTTATGCAGATGTTTTAAATACCCCATATATCCTAGATGATGATACTGCAACTTTGTACACTCTGGGTGTAGATACATACCAAGATAATGGACAAGCAATTTATTGTAGAACAGTCACAGACATCATAGACAATGGAACTACTAAACGTAAGTTTTATGGAAGGTTAGAGATCCTTGGTGATAAAGTTGCTGGCACTATGCAAGTACGTCACACTGGGGATGACTACAATACTTGGTCAAGTTACAGGTCTATTGATCTCAATGCTTCTAGATCAGAAGTTTATTTAAGCGGTGCTGATAGACGTAGGGCCTGGGAATTTTTGTGTACCAGTAATGTTGCTCTTCGTTTAGATACTGCTGAAATAGACTTTAGAATAGGTGAAATGGACCAAGAGCAAGAAGTTGGTGGTGGACGTTACAGGAGATAATCTTGGACCAAATTGTAGAAGCTATTAACTCTGTTGCTACTAAAGAGGGCTTTGACCTCCGTACTACAGATAGTAAACTAGCTTTGGCTAAAGCGTTGATGAATGAGGAGCAAACTCCTAATTCTATTGTCCACAGATTTGGTGGGGGTTTATATATTCGAGAAGCCCACTATCCTAAAAACACGATGATAGTGGGTCAGGAGCACCTTTCAGAACATATGAATGTGTTGCTTAAAGGTAGCATCAATGTTGTTGATGGGAATGGTCAAGTTCAAACTTTGGTAGCTCCACATATGTTTGTTGCTAAAGCTGGTAGTAAAGTTGGCTTTACTTTAGAGGACGTTGTGTGGCAAAATATCTATGTTACTAATAATACAGATGTTCAATACCTTGAGTCTGTGTTGTTCAAGTCTCCAGATATTCTTAAGCAACATCAACAAGAAAAACTGCTTAAAGAATATCCGCTGCATGAAGAAGATCGACAAGACTTCTTGCTAATGGTTGAAGAGTCTGGGTGGACTCTAGAAGACATTGAGTTAGCTTCTAAACACAGAGAAGATTGCATTCCCTTTCCAGATGGTAGCTACAGCATATGTGCTGGAGACTCACCTATAGAAGGTAAAGGAATGTTTTCTACTGCTGTGATTAAACAAAACAGCATCATTGCACCTATGAGGCTTGGTGGTTGTAGAACCCCTGCGGGGTATTTAATTAACCACTCTAAGACTCCTAATGCAGTAGCTTTTACAAACAGTCTTGGAGATATGTTCTTAGTAGCATTACGAGATATAAGTGGTATGGTAGGCGGTGATCTAGGTGAAGAAATAACTCTAGACTATCGACAAGCTATGCAAGTAAATAATCTTTGGAGAGGGGATAAAAAATGTCTGCTGGAATCTCATTAGCAACTGTTGCTACTACTGTAGGCATTGCCGCAGGTGTTAACGCACTTACTGGCGGTGGAGTAAGTAGAGTTCTTGGAGTTGGTCCAGGGTCTAGTGCTACTGGTGCTGAAGCACAAGTTGCCGCTGATCCTTTTGCTCCGTATAGAGCTAATCTTGCTTCTTTGTATAGTGGTGCTTTAACTAGTGGTAGCACATTAGACCCTACCAAAATGCCAGGATATAGTCAATTTCAAAGTGGTGTACTAGATCCTGCTATGGAAGCTTCTAAACGTTCTGCATCAAAGTCTGGAATGTTGTACTCTGGTAATGAACAAATAGATCTTCAAAGCATTGGACAAAAAGGCTACTATGGCTTTATGACTGACTATCTTAATCGACTTGCTGTAGGTTCTGGTGCAGGTGCTGCACCATCTGAAGCAGCTAGACTTGGTTTAGCTCAATCCAGTTCAAACCAAGCTGGCTTTATGCAGGGTCTAGGCGCTCTTTCTACAGGTCTTTCTGGTCTTGCAGGGCAGTATGGTAGTCCGCAATCTACTTACGGTACAAATCCTATGGTTACAAGTATGCCATCGTATGCTGGAAGTACTGATTGGACGCAAGGCGGCACATGGCAACCATAAGGAATAAATCATGGCATATCTAATGACCGATGCGGCTGCTGGTGGACAAGCAGCTTTACAACTTCAGCAAAGTATGGCTGCTGCACCTTATGTGCAAGAGCAAACTGCTGCCGCTGCTGAACAAACACAACTCAAACTACAACAAGATCGTCTTAAACTAGAACAAGATCGTCTTAAAGCTTCCTATGCTCCACAAGCATTAGCTTTACAACAAGAACAAGACCAAGAAGCTTTAGCAAAGCTTACGCTTGCTAATGTTGTTGGTGAACTTAATCTTAAAGATGATAAAACATCTAGACAAGTACTGCAAGATTTGTATAAAGATCCTGCGTTTAAACTTTTAGACGCAGGTGATCAACAGCGCAAAATTGGTGCTTCTTTACAAGAAAGAGGATTAGTAGATCAAGGAGCTAAAGCTTTGGCTCAAGCTGATGTATCTGACTTAAGGAAGTTAACTAACGAACTTAAACAACACGAATTAAATAGAGTAGAGCTAAATAAAGCTGTAGCTTATCTTACTGGTGCTAGTGACGAACAAGTTAAAGAACTTGTTTCAAAGATGCCCCAAGCAATGAAAGACACTATTGATAAACAGTTGCCTAACTGGTCTAAACAAACTGATACTAAACTGCAAAAAGCTCAACTTGAAGCATTGTCTCAAAATGGTATTGGAAAAAATGATCTTGGTACACATCAAAAACGTTTAGAACTATTAGAAAAACAAATTGAATTTCAAAATGAACGAATAAA